TGTATGCCGACGGTTCGACACACACATTTGGCACGATCACCAATATAGTCGGACAAATCTTTTTGATGCCAGGACATTTCTACACTTATTTCGAGAATAAACCCCCAGTGGAGATGAAGATGTTGCACTGTGACAGCAATAAAGTTGAGATCCGTAAGCCGTACAATGAATTCTTCGGATACGTTATTGGGCTGGACGGTGACGGTGCCGCAAATGACGCAGTGTTGTTCAGTATCCCCAACTTCATTCGCGGGAAGAATATCGTCTCTCACTTTGTTTCAAAAGATGATATAGGCAAACTGTACGACAGAAAGATATATGTCACTCTATCTGGCATGGATTACGAGAGCGGCGCGATCGTGAGCACGTCCATATCGGGTCAAGCAGACCTGTTGATGGACAAAGTTCATGACTATTCCTTGGAGATGCCAGCAGGCAACATACCGGTAACAGCTTGTTCCGTTGCTGCCTATACGATACCCACCAAGGCAGGCGATTGCGGCAAAATACTAAGCGCCAACACCGATTCCTTGGCGGGGAGAGTGTTGGGGATCCACGTCAGTGGATCTAAGGCTGGATTCAATTTTGCCCAGATCGTGTTGAAAGAAGAGTTGTTGGAGGCTATCGCCATGTTTCCAGCAACAGCACAGTGCGCGCGAGGCATGAATAATGTCGTTGATGGTGAAGGCACTCCCTTGGATACTGGTGTTATCCACTTGAGCAGATTGCCAGAATATTTACCACAATCATCGCGCACGACTATTGTCCCCTCTCGAATGCACGGGATGTTATCAGAACCCACCACCAAACCCGCCATGCTCAAACCTACCACCATGATTAAAGATGGACAGGAGGTTTTGTGGGATCCATTGGTGGAAGGGGCGAAGAAAGCGGGGCGCACTTGCGGGTATGTAGAAACGCATATCCTCGATGCTGCTGCCCGAGACGTCCTCAACACGTGCAAGACCGCATTCAAAGAAGGGGCCCCCACCATCCGCAAAATCGAGTACGAGGACGCCATCAAAGGCATCCCGGGCGACGATTTGTTCCAACCGATAAACAGGACTACCTCTCCCGGTTACCCGTACATGACTCAAAAGAAGAATAGGAGCCAAAAAGGAAAGACCAATTGGATGGGAAGGGAGGAGTGGGAATTCACGACTGAGGAAGCCCTACAACTCAAGGCAGACACGATGAAAATGGAAAAAGACGCTGAAGAGAGCAAACCCTTAGATGTTTTGTGGGTAGACACGCTAAAAGACGAGAGGCGACCAAACGAGAAAGTGGACGCTGGCAAGACCAGAGTCATTTCAAACGGCCCCATGCACTTCAACATCCTTTTCAGAATGTATTTCATGGCTGCGCTCGCCTTCATACGACACAATAGGATTTTCAATGGTGTTGCAGTGGGCATAAATGTGTGGGATAGAGAATGGGACCACCTCGCCAGATGGTTGTTGGCCAACTCCAAACGCTTGATTGACGGTGATTTCGAGAATTTTGACGGAACACTAATGGATCAATT